ATATATGCCAGAGTGAACCGTAGCCTTAGCTCTGGCTATTTGACCACTATCCATAAATCCGTCTGGTAATTTATCAACAGGCATTCTCATTACAGAATACTCTGTCCAATCAAAATCAGCGGGAACAGCACCACCAAATACTTCTTGCAGCCGAGACTCATTGCCTCCACTAGATACTATAGCTTTATATCTTTTCCAATACTCAGCAAAATGATTAAAATCATAATATGCAGTACCTGACAAAATAATCTGGTTTGACTTGGAAGCACTAGCGTCCTGTTGGTCTGGTGCGGTAATTGGTATTCCAAGCTCTTTGGCTTTTCTTTCTTTAGCCTTTTGTTTAACTTTATCTATTGGAGAAGCGGCAACGGCAGCAAAACCAGCAACAACATTTTCAAAAATATCTCTAGGTATAGAGGCAAATTCGTCAGCGATAATATCATTCGCACGCTGACCTCTAATCTTGCTACCGTCACCGAGCGGGAGGCAGGTAATAGTACTTTGGCCGATGTGCATAACACACCTATCCACATCTCTTCTAGGCCCACTATTAGTACTGCATAAGTCCCTCAAAATAGGTGCGTTCTTCCAAATAGTATCCATATACTCAAAAAGAACTTTAGACTGTCTAAATGCTGCACCAACAACAATGATTTTTCTTCTTGGCATGAACAAAGCGCGAAGCAAAGGGTAAACCGAGAGTATAAAGGATTTACCCATACCACGACTACCTATAAGCATTGGAAACTTTCTATTCCACATTTCATGCAAGAGTAAAGATTGGAATGGAGATAACTCAATATTCAAAATATATTTACAAGCAAATGAAAAGTACTCAGGACGCATCATTAACCATGCGATTCTTTCTAGCAGTTTTTCATTATCAGAATCCTGCATAACAAAATCCATAGGATTAAATAACTTAGATTCATCTACATCAATCCCAAGCCATGCATCTTCTAGCTGCTGTGAATAATTGCTCATTTATAAATACCGTCCACAAATCCATAGTACGTCGCTTCTTCCGCAGACATGTACCAATCTCCATTGTTTAATTTTCGTTTTATGTAAGCCTTTGTTTTTGATAGGCTGTAATCAGACTCCTTAAAGAAAGCTCCAGTTTTATGACACCTTTCGGCATATATGTCTACCATTTGCTGCGCAGCAAGCTTTTCAAAAGCTGCTAGATTTTGCGAGCTAAGATAGTGACCGCTTATCTCACTACTACCCCAATGAACCATAAAAGCAGAGTTTGGGGTTATCATTCTCTTGCTGGCGGACTGTATAAGCACAGTACCCATAGAACACAACTGACCGTAGCCAATAAAAGTAATTTTGCATTTACAGTTTTTGATAGCGTCATATATACCCATACCAGAGTACCAGCAGCCACCAACGGTTTGCATATGTATTGTTATTGGGTCTAGGCTAAGATTTTTAAGAATATTCATATTCTTGATAAACATCTGAAGCATCCTGTGGTCAACGCCAGCGGATTCTCCAGAGTCATCAAATTCGTTTATATAAATCTCCCTATTCTTAACATCTACTCCATAGTTGTGGATTTCTCCAACAATATCTCTATTGAGTGTCATTGTCCGTCCCGTTAAAGAGTTCGTTTAGTCTCTTGAATATACTATTGCAAATTATAAAAGCATTATACTTACTATCGCAAAAGATAACATTTATATCTCGTCTTATAGATATTTCCATAAGAGACTTCATAAGATATTTACCACTAAGTTTAGTCTGATCAACTATATCAAATCTTTTTCCTATTGGCTTCTTTATCTGTCCGCTTTTGTACATTTCGTACTTCACCTTGTCATCTTCATCCAAAAGAGACATAGGATAATTAATAACGTCAGACGCAGAAAACTCAAGCAGAAGATAACGAAAATGAAAATCTTTCATCCGATCCATTTCGTTAAAAAATGCCTGCTTCTTCCTTCCTAAGTTCATACTAATTTCAGACACGGATGCTTTTCTTTCTATGCAAACCACGTCTTCGTAACCCTTTAAGGTGTAGTCTCCAGTATGAAGCGTTCCTATTTCCATACCTTCACACTTATCGTATTCACCAAAGAACCAACCATCCTGCTCTCTGGTATCTTTTATTACGGTGTATTTAGGTATTTGTTTTCTTGGCATATTTAACTTATTTTTTTGTAAACCTTAATTTACCACCATCATAGGATGGTCTATTTGATTTTGCTGGACCTCTAAACTTGCTATACACTTCATTGAAAGTTTCTGGGTCCATTTCTATAGAAACACTTTCTCCCGCTTTTAAAGACCACACTGAATCAAATATTTCTTCTGGTGTCTTAGTTGCTGGTGAAGGCTTGCTAAAAGCTGCTGGCTTAGGAGGCGCTGCTTTTGGTGCTGCCTTGATTTCATTGTCTGTTTCTTCTTCCCACGACTGGAATCTATCACTACTCATTTTTATTTCTCCTGACTATCTCGTTAAAGTATGAAACGTAATGTGACTCTTTGCCAGTTACGGACTTGTGACACCCCCTACACAGGGTAATCCCATTGTCTGTATCGTGACGAAGGGAGCTTGCTGAACTCCATTTTATTATGTGATGAACATTCAACAAAACTTTTTTCCCTCTTTTATTACACATTTGACAAGTATATTTGTCTCGTTTTAGTACATCAAGACGAAATTGTTTGTAGATCGGGTCTCCGTAGTCTCGCCTTCTCGACATCGCTTTTCACCATTTTTTCTGCTAATTGTTTAAAACTAATATTTCTCTCCCATCCAAGCTCCTGTTCTGCCTTTTTAGGTATGCCCAAAAGATAATCTACTTCTGCGGGTCGATAAAACTCTGGATCAACCACAACCAAATTAGACCAGTCATCAATTCCAACACTAGCAAAAGCCGCATCAAGAAACTCTCTAACACTGTGAGTTTCACCAGTACCTATCACATAATCATCTGGATCGTCTTTTTGTAGCATAAGCCACATCGCATTAACATAGTCTTCTGCGTGTCCCCAGTCCCGCTTGGCGTCTAAATTGCCCAGCCTAAGTGCCGGAAACTCATCGTCCATGCCAGATGCTACATACTCGCCAATCCACTTCGTAATCTTTCTCGTTACAAACTTCTCGCCACGCCTCTCGCTTTCATGATTAAACAAAATACCACAACTTCCGTGTATGCCATATCCTTCTCTGTAATTTCGCACCAAATGATGCGCTGCTAATTTTGCGATAGCATAAGGACTCTGTGGTACAAAAGGCGTATTTTCATCCTGAAACTTTATTTCTTTAAATCTGCCATTGACGACAGAGAAGTTCTTTCCAAACATTTCACTACTGCTAGCTTGGTAAAATCGCATCTCAAATCTTCTTTCTGAATATCTGATTGCTTCAAGTATATTTAAAACACCGCCCGCAGTGATATCCCATGTTAGGTTGGGCTGCTTAAAGCTAGTGCCAACATGAGACTGAGCAGCTAAGTTGTATATTTCGTCTGGCTTGTGTTCTTCTATGATCTTACTGACGTTGAAGCCGTCAGTTACGTCGCCCTCTACGAGTACGACATTTTGCAAGATATGATTAATATTCAATGTGTTTGGCGTGCTTGTACGTCGCGTGACACCAACAACCTCATAACCTTTACTAAGTAATAGTTCTGCTAAGTAGCTACCGTCTTGTCCGGTTATGCCGAATATCAACGCTTTCATTCTTTTTCCTCGTTTTTGATTAATGTCTCTGGTGTAAGGAAAGGTTGGTCGATATTGCCGTCTTCGTATTGACTATAATCTGAAAGACGTTCTTTCTCTCTTTCAGTGGCTAATCGCATCTTTTCCATTTCTATTCCTATTTTCGACCTGAATTCTGAACTCGTCGCTATTTGTTTCACTAGCGATGCAAAAGTCTGCTTTGAATCCTCAATCGCCTTGATCCTTTGCTCTCTGGTGCCTTTGAGGTCTTTGAGCATGGTTGCTTTTCGCCCCTGAAGATCTTTGTAGTCTTTAGACAGCGTTTCTTGCGAAGCTCTTAGAACGGCTATCTGACGCTCCAGATTCATGATGTAGTCCACATCTCGCTGATCTTTGTCTCGCGCCTTTTCATTCTGAACAAGACGCTCGTTAAGCACTATTTCTTCTTGGCCTTCATGTTGGGACCGTAGAATCCGATTCATTAGGATTTCAAGCTTTATCGTATCTATTATCTGCATTTCTTCGGTATGAAACACATCATCCTTGAACTGGCTCCACATTTTTTTGAAATGAAATTGAAACATTTCTAATTCATCTTGTGAAAATTGATTAGCAAGCTCTTTATAGTATGGTTTCGTCTTGAGTTCATTTGCTACAGCCGCCTCTTTCTTTTGCGATGAAGAAAATCCGACCCGTTTGGCAATCCAGTCCCTAATGGACTCAGGATCACGCCCTAGAGTCTCGGCAATAGCTTCTGGAGAAAGAACCTCGCAGTTCTGCTCGATAAAATCCATTTCCTCAATAGAGTATCTACCCTTCTTCATAGTCAAATTCTCCGTTGAGTATCTCTTGTAGTTTTTTTATTATTTTTAGTTTACGACTTTTTGTTAGTTTACCTTTATTTTTTAATTTAAGATAATCCGAGCGCATGTTTGCAGGAAGTCTTTGGTCTATTATGTCGTGGATTTCTGTAAGGTGGGCCTCATCTTCTATATCTGACCCTGTGGCTATGTGGAATAATTCATGTATGTCTATGGGTTCAAGTATGCTCTTTTTGGTATTCTGCATTTTTTGGGCATCACCCACTTCATAACGGTAATAATTATCGCGTTTAAAGTTTTTTAGTCTGTTGCTAAGGTGGATATACAGAAAGTTTTCCAAAGAGCGCGATTTATCATAGTGGTCCAGTCCTGAATATGCAATAAGAAAGGCTTCTTGACGTATGTCCTCACATTCAAATGACGTAAATACATATTTGTGGGCGATTTTATCTACTACAAAATTAAATGCCTGCATAAATTTCTCTTCTGTTACTCCATTAGGTAGCTCCATCTTTGTCTTCACCTTCTTCATCTTCTAATAATGACGCAATTGACTTGTCTTCCTGCTCCAAGTCGGCCTTGACAGACTCATCAAGCTCCGCAGTGGACTTCATTTGTAACTCAATATCTATTTCTTTGTGTTTTT